TTATGAAAGCATAGACCGTTTACCCTCCCTGGGTACGACGGAACAGGGGTCCTGATGGATAATCACATCCGATCCCGGAAAACGCCGTAAAATAGCCTGCTCTACCTGATCCGCCACCATATGTGCCTGAACCAAAGGCAGAGAGTCTTCCATTTCCAAATGAATCTGAATAAAGCGGGTCGGCCCTGACTGCCGCGTGCGAAGATCGTGAGCGCCGCTAACACCCGGCCAGGAAGTCACGATATCAATAATTTCTTGCCGTTCCTCATCAGGCAATGCGCGATCCAGTAATGACTGTACCGCCTCATATCCCATGCGTAACGCGCTATATAAAATATAGATGCCGATCCCCAATGCAAACAGAGCATCGGCGCGATGCCAGCCGTACCAGGACAACCCCAGCGCCAGCAGAATTGCGCCGTTCATCATAACATCAGACTGGTAATGTAGCATATCAGCCCGCACCGCCTGGCTTTGCGTCCGGCGCACCACCCAACGCTGAAACGAGACAAGGATAATCGTACAAATTAGCGCCACAATTGTCACGATAACCCCGACGCCTGGATCTGTCATCGGTGTTGGAGATACCAGATGTTGAATACCCGTCAAAAACAGGAATAGTGCCGAACCGGAGATAAACATACTTTGCGCCAGCGCCGCGAGGGACTCAGCTTTACCGTGACCAAACGAGTGATTATCGTCGGCAGGTTGCAGGGAATATCGCACCACCAGTAAATTCGTCAACGACGCACCGATATCCACCAGCGAATCCACCAGCGCGGCGAGAATACTCACCGACCCGGTATACCACCATGCAAAAATTTTAATCAGCAATAGCAGCGAAGCCATCGCCGTCGCAGCAATCGCCGCCCGACTGACCAGCCGTCCATAAGATTGATTCATAAATACTCCCGCTATCAACTGACGGTAGTATAACGGAAGCAAATCATCTGCAATGCATTAAGCAGCAGGCAAATTGAGGATAAAAAAAACCCCCACATCATGTGGGGGAAGACAGGGATGGTGTCACAAAAAAGCACCTAACCTGATGATATAAATGGATTTATATCAAGCACTGTCCACATAGCGTCCACATCGACCATAAATAAAGCCCCTCAACTGAGGGGCTATTTTTGTGATCACATCCACATAATTTGCTGCCCTGACGGCAACGGGTGCGGTCTTACGGCGTGGACTTCTCCCGGCTTCACGATGTATCGCTGTACCGACTCATAAGTGATGAACGTGGCGCTGCAATTCACGTTCTGGCACTGGTGATAACGCTCTTTTGTCGTGTCAGTGATATAGCGACTTGTACGCGCATGTGCGGCATGCTGGCATAAAGGACAATGAAACATCGCGAGCACCTCTTCCGGTTTTATTGATGGTGCCATTTTAGTTAATTTATCCTTATAAAACAAACAGATAAAATAAAAACATCACTCATCATCTTCTGTTTCGTACTCCACATCAGAAAGCCTGACCTCAAGCTCCAAGGACGTCGTGAAGCCGCTATTATTCAGAAAATGTGTCACCTTAGTGATTGTCCAGTCCTGCTCGTCTATGACGCGCTTAAAGCCTGATACTTTGACCGGCGTTTCCGTGTAAATATCTGCCCGACCAGTAGCCAGACTGATGGAGAACTCCGCAACGCCCCGTTGCAGCTTATCCCACTTCGCCTGAGCGGCGCGCATGGCCTGCGCTTTCGTGGCATATACCGTGGTCAGGGCAAAAACGTTGTCAGCCTCACCTGCCATGTATTCACCTTCGCGCGCTTCCGGTACTTTTGGCGCTTTCTTCTGCGTGACTGGTTTCGCTTTCGGGTGTTCCAGTGCGCGCAGGTGTTTTTCTTTCTTTTTGCGTTTCAGTTTTACCTTCTGCTTTTGTGGCTTCGGGTCTTTGGTGTGAAGCCACTTTGCCGTTACGCCGGTATAGGCTCCACGGTCAGCAATCGCAAAATGATGACGGTCACCGTCGCTGCGGGTGATGGTGACCTGCGGGATTTTTTTACCGCTGGCCGTCACCCCCTGCCCCGCTTTGAGAAACAACAGTTTTCCCATTTTTACCGAGACCTCACCGCCGTTGCGTTCTGCAAGACGGGTCAGGAATTTCGCATCAGACTCCTGCGACTGGTCGATGTGCGGGATTTTAATTCCTGCCAGTGACGGCGCGACACTGGCTTCCAGCCTGTTACGGGAGGCTATCGCCTCAACAATCGCACCGAGCGTGGTGTCATGCCAGGAGCCTTCACGGCGGGAATTGAGCGTCCCGCGAAAATCTGCACTCCGGGCGCGGATGGTGACCACATCCGGTGCGCCCCGGTGTTCAACCTCATCAACGGTGAATTTCCCTTTGCATACCAGGGCAAAACCTTTCCAGCCGATATACACCGTCAGGACAGCGCCACGAACCGGCAGCCCGACCTGCCCGTCGGCATCGTTCAGTTCAATATCAAGCTGGTCAGCCTCAAAGCCCCGGCTATCCGTCAGGGTCATACTCATCAGACGGTCGCTGATATTGCCGGTAATATCCCTGCTGTCGAGCATCAGCATGTAATCCGGCGTCAGCGTACTGCCTGCATCAAATGTCAGCGCATCCAGCATTATCCTGCCCCCGTCATACCCGTGAATCTGGTCGCCATACTGCCGGCCTTACCGATGAGCGACTCCGCCTGTTTACCGATATCGCCATAAAGCGCGGCCAGTGATTCATCAACGCGGGTGAGCGACAGCGTAAAATCAATTTTCCGGGGTGTGCCGTCTGCAAAGAAAATACTCCCTGTTTCACTCACCTTGCTGATGACATACATGCCGTAAATCATGCCGGTGCCATCCAGCAACGGCCACGCCCGGCCTTCATCTGCCATCAGCCTGAGCGTGGTCATCGTCAGCTTTCCGCCGGTCAGTTCGGGATAAAGCACACCGGCAAGCGTCATGTTTTCCTCACCCACACCGAGAAACTGGTAGGCATCCCGTTTACCGATACGGGAATTTGACGGCCAGCGATAATCTGATTCACGCTGCATGGTCTGGTGTGGCAGCGTCTGGCGCATAAAAACAAACATACCTAACGCGAGCATCATTTTTCGTCACCTCCTTAACCGTCATGCATCATGCTGGCACGGGCGCGCGCACGTTTATCCCGCTCGTATTTTTCGAGCGCGTCCTGTAACTGGCGGTCAAGCTGTGTCCCCGGCGCAGTACCACCCGTCAGGCTGATGTGATATTCGTTTTTACTCTGGTCTACATAAGAGCGGCCAGCCGGTGCCGTGACCGGCTGATAAGCCTGATAGCCTGCATAAGAGCTGGTCGCCGGAATATAGTCACCGGTACCATACGTGGCGGCATGAGTTCTGGCGGCGGTCTGGTCAAGTGTGTCTGACTCTTTGTTGATAACACCGAGTTTTTCCAGTACCCAGTCAATACCACTGCGCAGTTTGTTGAACGCATTAAGCGGCAGCATCAACGCGTCAGCCAGTGCCTGCCCGAACATGACGCCCGTGTCACGGCAACGGTTCAGGGTGTCCTGGGTGGCTTTGACCGGGGCAATCAGGTTTTTAAACCACTGCCACGCGGCCTGTAACTTTTCGCCCAGCCAGTCAAACACCGGCTTCAGTGGCGTGAACAGTTCCCCCACCGGCGCAAATGCCGCTTTCAGCCCTTCAACCACACCGCCAAAGAATGCGCTGACAGGCTCCCAGTATTTACGGATAAGCAACGCCCCGGCGACAATGGCAGCCACCACGGCCACAACCGGCCAGCTAATAGCCCCGATGGCGGTCATAACAGCACTGCCAACCGTCGTGAAGATTGCCCCCATTGCGCCTGCTGCCGCGATGATGGCATTGATGCCGGTGATAACCGGCCAGGCTACAAGACCAATTGCACCGATGATGCCAATCAGCGCCAGCGCGCCACCGGCAATGATGCCGATGGTTGACGCCAGTGATTTGTTTTTCTGGATCCAGCCGTCGAGTTTTAACACATACTTTGTGGCCGTCTGCGTGAGCTTACGCAGTGTGCCTTCCTGCTGGTCAAACAGGTCAGTCCCCACCGCCTCATAAGCGGACTGAAACTCCTTAAAGTCACCACCGAGGTTATCCTGCATGATTTTAACCAGCTCTTCCGTTTTACCGTCCGAGGCTTTCAGCGTGGCGGTCAGCTTATCCAGTTTTCCGCTTGCTGCCGCTGCCAGTAAAACGTTCGCTGATTTCAGGGCTTCCTCACCAAAAATGGTTTTAAGGTATTCCCCCTTCTGAGACGTTCCCAGCTTGTGTTTATCAAAGCTGGCCTGAATCTCTTTCAGAATGGTGAACAACGGACGCATATTTCCCTTTTTGTCCGAGGTTTTAACGCCAAGCTCTTTGAGTGCATCCCATGCTTTTCCAGTCGGTGCCTGTAATCGGGTGACAACGGCACTGCCACCCGTACCCGCCATTGACCCCCTGATGTTATTGTCATGCAGCACACCTGTCATGGCCGCTGCCTGTTCAAGACTTACACCTGCCGTCCTCGCAACCGGACCGAGGTAAGTCAGTGCATCACTGAGTCCCTGAAAATCAGCCGCCGACTTATTCATCGTTGCCGACAACACGTCGCCCACATGGCTGACATCATCATTTGACAGTTGAAAGGATGCCTTAGTCCCCAGCAACAGTTGCGCGTTTTCTTCCATCGACCGCTGGTTTGCCAGTGCCATATTCAGTGTGACCGGCGTTGCCGCCTGAATAGCCGCAGCATCCCCACCGGCTTTCGCAATGATAATCTGTGCACCGGCTGCATCATCCGCCGAGGCTGCGGTATTGTCGCCGAGCTGGCGCGCCTGTTTGCGGAGTGCGGTCATTTCGGCGGAGTCTTTTGCCACTCCGAGCACGGCCTGCAATGCTGAGTTTTTCTGCGCAAACTCATAACCGGGCATCAGCAGCTTAACTCCGGCCATCGTTCCCGCAGCAGCAATCCCCACACCGGCAGCGCCCACTGAGGCCATATTTCCGGCCAGTTCCTTTCCGGCCTGATAACGCTGTTTTACTGCGTTAAGTTTTGCCTGTTGCGCACTGACACGCGCCAGCGCGTCGCGCTGACGGTTAAGCTGTGCGGTGGTTTCACTGATACGGTTTTTCAGTCCCTGCTCATCATGTGCAAGATTGCGGGTATTAATTCCCACAACGGCCAGTTCCCGCTGCTGGCGTTTAACGGAATCCGTCAGGCGGTTATATTTCGCCTGTAAGTCCTCCGCCGCACGCTTTGCGGATTCCAGCACTTTCGCCTGAGCACGGGTCGGACGTTCGGTGTTTTTAAACTGTGTGGCAAGGGCTTCGGCTTCCTGCCGTGCCTTTTCAAGTGCATGACCAGTCACGGCAAGCTGTGCGCTAGTCTTGCGAAATCCCTCAATACGGGATGCGTGACCATTCAGCTCGCGCAGTGATTTTTGTGTTTCCCGGATATCCCCCGACAGCGACTTACTCGCTGCGTATTTTCATGAAAGGAGATCACTCAATAACTTCCATCGAGATCGGGTAATAACATTTGAACAGATCGCTGAATAACATCGATGGAGATCACTTTTGACTCATTTTGTTATTCAGTGATCTCCATCAATGTTATTGGAACTTCACAGGTGTGTTGATCTGTATCTTTTGCCATTCCGGTAAAGGATACCTATGCCAACAGTTCCAATTTCTATGAGAAAACTTAAAGAAATTCTTAGGCTTAAATACGGTGTTGGACTCAGCCATCGACAAATTGGTCGTAGTCTTGCAATCTCCCCTTCCGTTGTATCCAGATATGCTAATCGGGCGGCTCAACTTGGCATAAAGCAGTGGCCCTTACCTACAGGATGGGATGATACAAAACTAAAACATGCGTTCCTTCAGACCCAGGTTAAGATGAAGAAGCACTCTCTGCCTGACTGGGCTACAGTACACCGGGAACTGCGTAATAAATGCGTGACGCTGCAGCTACTCTGGGAAGAATACTGTGAGCGTAATCCAGGCGGTTTTTACAGCTATAACCATTACTGCCGGATGTACCGTGAATGGCTCAAAACCACTTCACCATCAATGCGTCAGGTACATAAAGCTGGCGAAAAACTTTTCGTTGATTACTGTGGACCTACCGTTGGCGTTACCGACCCTGAGACCGGAGAAATAAGAACTGCTCAGGTCATCGTAGCTGTTCTCGGGGCATCAAGTTACACATGGGCAGAGGCCACCTGGTCTCAGCAGCTTGAAGACTGGGTGATGAGTCATGTTCGCTGCTTCCAGTGGTTGGGTGGCGTTCCTGAACTTGTTGTTCCGGACAATCTGAAAAGCGCCACATCCAGGGCATGTAAGTATGATCCTGACGTTAACCCTACCTACCAGCAGATGCTTGAGCATTATAATGTCGCAGTTTTGCCTGCGCGGCCACGTAAACCGAAAGATAAAGCCAAAGCTGAAGTTGGCGTTCAGGTTGTTGAACGCTGGATCATGGCCCGAATCAGGCATGAGATCTTCTACAGCCTTGCATCGCTTAATCAGCGCATTCGGGAGTTGCTGGAAAGACTGAATAACAAAATAATGCAGAAGTTGGGTTATTCACGTGCAGAACTCTTCATCCAGCTTGATAAACCCGCACTGAAGCCTCTTCCTGAAGCCAGTTACAGTTACACCCTGGTGAAGAAAGTCAGAGTTCATGCCGATTACCACGTGGAAATCGACAAACATTACTACTCGGTTCCATGTTCGCTGTTAGGCCAGCAACTGGAAGCATGGATCTCCGGAGAACTGGTAAGACTCTTCAATCAGGGGCAGGAGGTTGCTGTGCACCCGCGCAAGCGTACTTATGGCTACAGTACCCGCAACGAGCACATGCCTGAAGCTCATCGACAGCATGCCACCTGGACGCCAGAGCGTCTTCTGGAATGGGCGGGGCACATAGGCAGTGAAACTCATAGTTATGTGCTTCATATACTGAACTCTCGTCCACATCCGGAACAAAGCTATCGCTTCTGCCTTGGACTCCTGAACCTTCATAAAAAATACAGTAAAGCCAGACTTAATGCAGCATGTGCAAGAGCTCTGAAAACAAAGGTATGGCGTCTGTCAGGTATTAAATCGATCCTGGAAAAAGGTCTGGATAAACAACCTGTTCAGGATCCAAAACCAGATCTGTTATCCACGATGGAACACGAAAACGTACGCGGCAGTGAGTATTACCACTGATACGGGATCCAATGATGAATCATCTTTACGAACAACTGACCGCACTTAAACTCACCGGCTTCCGTGATGCGCTTAAAAAGCAACTTGCTCAACCGGGCACATACCAGGAGCTGGGCTTCGAAGAACGCCTGTCATTACTGACAGCAGAAGAACTAACCTGCCGTGAAAACAGGAAGGCAGAGCGTCTGATCAAACATGCACGGTTCAGACTTAATGCTGAGTTATCAAAGCTGGATTATCGTAACAATAGAGGGCTGGACAGGGCCCTCATCCGTTCACTCAGTCAGGGAAACTGGTTAACCCTGAAACAAAATATTTTACTGACCGGGGCCACCGGCAGCGGTAAAACGTTCCTGGCATGTGCACTTGGTCATAATGCCTGCCGACAGGGATACAAGGTCTACTATTATCGCCTTAAAGCGCTGATGGAACAGTGCTATCAGGGGCATGCTGATGGAAGATACAGCAAACTTTTGACCAGGCTGAATAATAGCGATCTGCTGCTTCTGGATGACTGGGGGCTGGAACCTCTCTCATCAGAACAGCGTAGCGACCTGCTGGAAATAGTGGATCTGATGTACCAACGAGGCTCAATCATCGTAGTGAGCCAGTTGCCGGTGGAAAACTGGTACAAAATGATCGGAGACTCCACACATGCGGATGCCATCCTAGATCGACTGGTTCATGGCAGTATCAAGATCGAACTTAAAGGAGAATCAATGCGGAAAATACAATCTCCGTTGACCGAAGGAGATCAGTGAAGGTAATTTAAAAACGGTTCTGTGAAAGTGACACGAACCGATCTCCATCGATGTTACTCACCGATCTCCTTCACGGTAATACGCACTCGCTGTGCGGATGGATTTAAACGGGCGGGATGCCTGGTCAACAGCCCTGAGCAATACCTGTAATTTTACATTGTTACTCATTCGTGTTTCCGCTTCGCTGGAGCGCCTTTTCGCGCCATGTGATGAGTTCGGTCAGGCTCATGGGATACAGTTCTGATGGCGGCCAGTGAAATATCACTGCCACATCCGCCATCAGGTCATCTACCGACAGATTTTTCGGAAACGTCACTGCACCGAGTTCGGCGACAAAAAACCGACCACCTTACCGGCCAGTTCCACAAGGTCAGGCAGTTCCAGCGCGGCGACTTCCTGCTCGGTCAGCATCGGTGCCGTCATGCGCGGCAGCACCTTAATAAGTGCATCGACTTCGGAGTGTGCGACCGAAGCCAGACTGACACCGCGAAGCGTCCCGGCATTAGGTTTCATCAGCGTGACCTGTTTGATAACCTGCTCACCACGCTTGACCGGATTGTCCAGGGTAATCACATTTTCTTTGTTCATGGTTTTCTCACTTCTGAATCAGGGTTAACCGGTCAGCCAGGCTGACCGGATGAAAATCACAGGCCGATATTGCGGCGGTGTTGCTCCAGCCGGTCGACGCCGTTCACCTTCTCAATCATGTTGATGGTGTCAATTTCGACCAGCTCCTTACCGTCCATCGTCAGCCGGAAATAGGTGCAGACCACGGAGATTTTCGACTCGGTGTCTTCTCCCTGTTTCCCCTCGCCGGTGTCGATTTCTTTCTGACGGCCACGCATGACCACTTCGACGGCCACCGTTTCGCCGGTATCGTCACGCTGGTAAGAGCCTGCAAAACGAATCGGCACGGCATCCACGCCGGTTGCGGCGTAAAGCTCCCAGATAACCGAATCCGGGAAGCCACCGAGCGACCACTCCATTGACAGCGCATCGTCATCAAGGCCGAGGTCTACCGGTGCGCTGCCGTTCATCCCCGCACCGCGATAGTTTTCGAGCTTACGGGTCAGTTTTGGCAGCGTGACGGACTTTGCAACGCCCTGATAGCTGTAGCCGTTCAGAAAGACGTTCATTAACTTGAGTTTGCGCGGCATTGCCATCGGTCAGGCTCCTTAATTGCTGTTAACCGAGGTGACCAGACTTGCCAGGTATCTTGAAGTAATACGCTGGCGCAGGGTCAGGTTTTCGAGGGGAGGCACCGGGGTATAGTCGTAGTCGATATACAGTTTTCCGGCCTTGAGGGTTTCCGCATCGTTGGATTCTTCACTGAACCAGCATGTGCCATCCACGATATAACCGTTGTTTTTCAGTTCGCGGAATTTGGCATTGATGCCGTCAATGATGTCGCGAATCAGCGTTGCGGTGATGGGCTTATCAATAGCCCACATGTGCGCCTCAGCCATCGTGTCGGCCAGTACCTGCGCAGTGCGTGTGTAGCTTTCAAAGAGGAACAGTGGGTCATCGGAGCAGGTACGGTTACCCCAGAAACGGAAACCGTCGCGGCGAACCAGCGTTGTGACGCCTGCCTCGTTCAGCAGGTCAGCATCAGTGCCAGACTTCTGCAAATCCCAGAATACAGATGCACTGATGCCGGTAACACCGTTTACCCCGACATTGGACAGCGTTTTATGCCAGCCCTGCTCCTGGTCGATTTTAGCGCGCAGCCCCAGCGCACGGGCGGTGGCATACGCGGTGGCGGTGGTACTGGTGACCGTATCCCATGCGAGGAAATCCGGCCAGATAACCATCAGCTCACGCTGGCTGAAATTCTGGCGGTAGGCTTTCACCTCGGAAATGGTTTTACAGCCCCATGCGCTGATATACCCGAATGCATTCAGTTCCTGGCATACCGATGCCAGTGCGACGGCAACCTCTTTGGTGTCCAGCCCCGGCACACCAAGAATGCGCGGTTTAACGCCGGTAACCGACTCAGCCCCCATCAGGGCTTTCAGTCCGGTGTACTGACCGTTTTCGTCGGTGGTGCCGATGATATTGGAAACGGTCTGCGCGAGTTTCGTTTCTTCGTCGTCGCCTGTGCCGTCTTCAACACGCACGACAACGGTGACCGGTTTGGACTGGTCAGCGATGGCCTGCAACGACGCCGCCAGCGTGCCTTTTTTACCGGCCTTTGCAATTGCGCTCTGCACATTGGTAATCAGCACCGGTTTATTGAGGGGGAAGGTTTCCGCATCCGCATCGCTGGCTGTGCAGACCATGCCGACAATGGCGGTTGATACGGTGGAAATGACGCGGGTGCCGTCGTTAATCTCCAGCACCTGCACGCCGTGATGATAATCACTCATCCGTTTAACTCCGTGGTTAATGGGTGAGTGGTATTTTCAGTTGTGCCGGAGATGTCAGGCTATTTGTCCCGGTTGGCTAATCAACAGCACAACCACCGGTAAAGAAAAGGCGGGCAATCAGCCCGCCTGTGTTTATTGCGGTAGTTCCGGCCATTCAATATCCGGGGCATTTTCCGGCTGAACGCGATTCAGTAACACACGGTATTTTTTCCAGTGTGTCAGACTTAACTTTTCTTCCTCGGTAGCCATATCTAAATCGACAGCATCCTGCAGCGTGGCAATGATTTCACCTGCATATGCAATCTGCTCTTTCTTCTGAGACTCCGCCGCTCTGACAAGCGCATCACGCTCTGCATTCTCATCATTCACCCACGCATTGCCGTTCCATTTCTGATAATCCCCATCCGGGGAAATGGCTGTCACGTCTGGAGGTAATACGCCAAGTTCAGAAATATAAATGGCTGCTCCCGTTTTCGTTTCGTAGACAGTCTTTCCGCGATGGTCTTCCATCAGTTCCCATTTCATTTCGTCTGCATTGAAAACGGCTGCATAACCAGCTGGAATATCAGGTGGTGCAATATCTGTACTGTTTGCAGGCAGGCCAGTGTACGGTGGGATATATGCGTCACTTTCCCCAATAAATTCATTGGTTCCATCAAGTAAATTAAATACGTGGATAGTTTGTGCTTCTGCACTCATTCTGAAAGCCATTATGCAAGCCTCACAATATAGTTAAATGCGATGTTTTTGACGGTGTTTTCGGTATTACCTGTAGCATTAACGGTAATAGAGTGCCCGTGTGAGCCAATAGCAACCGTGTGTGAATGTGCACCAATACCAACCGTATGATTATGTGCGCCAATATCTACCGTGTGGGCATGATTCCCGGCAGCTCCTGATGTGCCATTAAACGATGGGTTGTCAAAGCCTGTTTTACCGGTTTCACCATTAGTATTGGCATTCCCTCTGTAAATGGTATGTGTATGGTTACCTGTGGTATTAGTGGTTTTTGTTCCGTAGTTAAACGTACTGACTGTCTTCGTGCCGTAATCAAATGAACTGGTCGTTTTCGTCCCTAAATCCGTATTTGACGCACTGGCGCTGTGAGTATGCGATTTAATCCCGTCCTGTTCCTGTGACAATACGGCACGCCCACTGGCGGGTTTGCCCTTGATTGTCCAGCCGCGCATATCTGGAATAACACCAGAAGGATAGGCAATAGCCAGTTTCGGATATGCAGCCTTATCAAACGTCTGCCCCTGCATAATTGCATAGCCTGCAGGTGGTGTATCTGATGGCCACGGCAGCGGAACACCTGGCGGAAACGCTTCAATATTTGCCGAGCCGTCAAATTTTACGCCGTTAATTGTCCTTGCCGTTTTCAGCTTTGTTGCTGTAGCAGCATTGCCGGACAGTTCGCCTGAAAGACCGGCGCTGAAGGTTTGTTTCGCCGCCCATGTCTGGGCTTCGTCAATGATTGGCACACGTCTTGTGGTGATCGTGCGACTTCCCGGATTTCCTGAAATACGCACCATAAAAAAGCGGTAGTTCGCTTTACTTACGGTGCTGCGCCATACATGCATTGAGCGCCCCGTACCGGAATCATCACTCGGACCCACTGCGATGTTTATCAGGTTGCCATCAATGACGCCCCAGTCCATACCGTCGGGAATGTTGGTCATGTTATCAAGCCGAACGGTTATCAGACTGCCCGGCACAAAGTCGTAGGTCTGCCAGTCCATGCTGGTGAGCTTTGCCACAGCACCGCCGATACCCAGATTCAGGGGAAGTGAATACGAGGTGTAGACTTCCCGCCATTCGCTCCACGAGCTGCCGGTATAGACGCGCTCAAACGTGCGACCTTTAAGGGTTGCACCTGTTCCGGCAGTTGTATAACGCTGCCATACGTTAACACCATCAAAGCGCCTCAACACTTCCAGAATCCCGAGGACTGTCACGCCGTTTCCGTCCAGTATTGGACCGTTGGTCGCTTTACCTGTAACGCTGTAAATACCTGGTGAAGTCACATCATTCAAATCCCCGTCGTAATAACGACTCTCTGACTGATGACCGACTCTTAACCACGGTTCCCACTGTGGATTCTCTGCATTCCATGTAGCAGAAAGGCAGCGAACATATACATCCCCACGGCGGGTCGTGTAGCGTTGCATGCGTGAGTACCCACCACCTTCAAGAACTTCAAGGAGTCCCTGACCATAACTTCCTTCTTCCGGATAGTTGCGGTCAAATGAAGCGATAGAGCCACTACTGTTTCGCCATAAGCCAAGATGCTCTGCGCCTCCGAGCGTGTTCAGGTCAATGGTTGTACTCAGGGGGCGTGTTGCTGACTGAATCTGACGCCAGTAGCTCCACGGACCGTCTGAGCCATTCCAGGTGCCAGAAAGGTTGCGCATATAAACATTGCCTGTTCTGGTGGTATAACGCTGCATTCCTGCAAAATTACCGCCATTGAATACCTCAAGCACACCGACTGCACCGTCTTCAGGGAAATTTTTCTCCAGTGTTGCGTTGGTGGATGTTGCTTTAGACCAGATACCTGAATAAGCCTTAACAGGACCAAATGTATTCAGATCAGCATCAAGCGGCATTTCGCCATTGTTTTTCATAAACGTCAGGCTGGTAACGCCAACATTTTCCAGAAAAGCTGATTTATTCTGGATATCTGCACCATTCTGATTTTTCGCCAGACGTGAATTTGCGTTGTCATTTGCTGCCTTGACCGCTTTTGGCGTTGCCGCCAATGACTCACTGGTGCTGTTTGTTGCACTGCTTAACTGAGTAAAACCTTTTTCTGTCAGTGTGGCGTCAGGATGGCGGCGGGACTGCTCATGCTCTGCGATTTTGTCATCGACGTAATCCTGCGTCGCCATCACTGTGCTGGCATCAATACTCAGCTCAACGGACGCCACGTTACTGAGAATAATAACCATGCGGCAGGTCTGCGCACGTCCGGAGCCTTCAGCCAGTTCTGGCTTATAGCTTTCTGCCATGTTGGATACCGCAATCAGTGTTCCGGCATCATCATACAGACCAAGCTCACGCATCCAGAAGCCGCCCACTTCTGGCGGAACAACCAGTTCAGCCACGATATAGTTTTTATTCTTGTTATCCACACTGACTTTATTCAGAGCGTGACGCCAGACTTCATGCACCAGTTTCGTCTGACCGGCATCCGGCACCGGCAATTGGCCATTACCGTCACCCACAGCCATTGCAGACAGGTTTACTTTTTTCCCGCCGGGAACAGTAGCGGCTGCCAGCTTCGCGGCTCCGGCAGTAGTGATAACGGTTTTAAATTTCGTGCTCATTGTTTCTCACTTATCCGGGATAAACAGTAATAACATCACCATCACAGACCACACCGCCTGTATACAGATAGCCGGGAATGTCCTGGATAATGTTCAGACCGATAAGGTGGCGACTTGCGGGTTTGGCATCGGCAATCAGCCGTTCCATTTCCAGATACATCTCCTCCGTGATGCCGCTTTCCAGCACACCGATATCAAGGCGAAAGGTTCCGGGCGGGTCGTTTGTCTCCCACCATTCCTTTACGTTAATGAGATAGCCGAGCGGCTCCACCACACGCCGGATTGCGCCGATAGTGCCTTTATGACAGTGGATGAAATAGGCATCGCGGATAACGGCGCGTTTTGTCGCTTCCGGCCACTTTTCATCCCACCTGTCGACCGAAAACGCCCACGCCAGCCACGGCAGCAGATTTGCCGGGCAGGTGTCCGGGTTCCACAGCTCACGAATACTGACCGGCGTTTTTTCAATTTCCGCACAGGCTTTTGCGGCGGCGACCTCAAGCGGTGATGAGCCGGTCGGCAGCAGGCGCGAATCACTCATCCGAGCCTCCGGTCACAACGCGGTATTCGGTACAGAAAGACGCCTGCGTATTGTTGAGCACGATGTCGGCCAGTGGTGCAGCCAGTTCGACACGCTGCACGCCTTCCACATGCAAAGCGGCATAAATGGCAGACAGACGGATGTCGCGCCCCAGCCGGTGCTGTGCCGTGATGTACGCTTCCAGTTTTTTCACGGCAGCAGCGCGGATGGGTTCGCTTTCGGGACCAGGGTAAAGGTAAAGCGTGGCGTTTATCTGGTATTCAACGATGGCGGCAGACTGCACGGTCACGCGGTCGGCCACCGGCCTGACGTCCTCACCATTAAGGGCGTTACGCACCACCGCCAGCAGGTCTTCGGAAGCGACACCGTTATTTTCACGTGACAGCACAGAGATGGTGACACAGGCCGGAGACGGACTGGTGACAGAGATATCCGCGACACGCCCGTCAGCACTGCGTCCATGATACTGATAGGCACCCACCGACCCGGCGACGCTTAAACCTTCAAACGCCTGCTGAATACGCAGACGATAATCGGTGTCAGATTCCATCACTGCCGGTGTCGGCGGGATGGTCGAATCATCTGCCGGGGTGATAATCAGGCGCGTGGTGTTGTAATTGGCACCAATCACATCAAGGTCATTACCGGCGGCACAGGCCAGCATCACCGCCCGTGCGGCCTCATTCACACGCTGACGCCAGATAAGCTCACGATAAGCATTTTCCTCCAGCAGTTTGACGAGAGGCTCAGATTCCAGTGTCAGGGTACGGGCGACCGCCTCCTGCTGGTCTTCCGGGTAAAGGGAAATCAGTGTCGCCTTGCGTTCGGCAAGAATGGTTTCAAAGTCCAGCTCCTCGACCACATCCGGTGCGGGTAGCTGGTTCAGGTCGATAATCGGCATGGTTTCAACTCACAGGGATGGTTAACGAAAGTGGCTGGCCGGTGTCGTTGTGCTGGCCGGTTAACGTGACCGTCATTCGCCCGTCAAAACTGCGCTCAGTGGTGACGGATGACAGGGTGACGCGGGGTTCCCATTTCAGCACCGCCATGTAACAGGCGACCTTAATCTGCAACTCAAGCGCCGGGGTCTGCGGCTGGTCAATCATTGACGCCAGCAACGAGCCGTAATCACGACGCATCACCCGTGAGCCGACCGGTGTGCGCAGGATATCGCCGATACTCTGGCTGATATGCTCAAGGTCAGTGACAGTCAGGCCATCACTGCGATTCATTCCGAGATAACGCGCTGTCATAAAGGACTCCCGGTTGTGCCGCCGCTGTCGCCGGGGTGTTTATGGGTATGCAGTACCTTACCGTTTGATGAGAGTTCACCGCCGGTGTGTTCAATGTTGCCGCGCATCGTCCCGCCCTTCTGCACTTCCAGCGTGCCGGTAATCAGCCTGTTGGTGCAGACCACCTCCGGTGTGTCCAGGGTGATGCGGTTTGACGCTTTCACCATGACCACCGGCACCGTGGCAGTAACAGAATCAGAAGCCGTCACACTGGCCGTTTTAATTCCGCTTACCGTGAGCGCACTGGTTTCGGGTTCATACTCAATCACCGCCCCGTCAGGGAAACGGATATGCAGGGCATCCGCCGACGCAGACGGTGCGGGATTATCGCCGGAATAAATCCCCGGCAGAACAAACGCCGTGTCGAGTTCACCGCCCACGGACAGAATCAGCACCTGTTCCCCCACGGAAGGTGCCCACCATGTGCGCGAACGACCGGCGCGATGGGTCAGCCACTGCAGCCAGTCGGTACACATGCCGCCGGTCTGCACACGGCAGAGACCGGCGTTAAGGTCGGTTTCGACGATAACGCCGGTGCGAATCATGTTGCGCAGTGCGCGCGCGAGTTCCTGAATATTTGCGAGAGTGTTCATAACGGGAAGGATGCCGCCGGGTCATACCGGCGGCAATGTGACGATGAGGTGTCGGGAATGGCACAACTAACGCTCAAGGTGAGCCAGGATAATCTCTTCAATCATCTGCACATCCTCACCGGTAAAGCCGAGCAGAGGACGCGCAGGATAATCAATTTTCTTACCGTCTTTCCGGGTTTCTTCCGACAGACCAAACTGATGCACACTGGCGATTTTCGGTGACTTCCCGCCGTAAAACTCCATTGATGCCTGTTCAGGGCTGGCGCGGATATGCAAAAAACGACTGGTGATAAGTTTCGCAAACATTTTTCGCTTAACGCGACCGGTCTTTTTTCTGGCGCTCTGCTGCTGGCGTGGCGCATAGGGTGTGCCGTCCGGAGCTTTCTGTGCCATCACCCGACGCTGCTGACTCTGCCGCAGGCGTTTCGCCAGTTCGGCACTCAGTCGCCGACGCCCTGACGGTGACAGCGACTCAATAAGTCCGGTCAGCCGGTCTTCAAAACGCTTAAACTCATTCATCCCACTTGCTCACCAGTTCGCCATTGATATAAAGCTCCATCGGGCGGGTGACCGGCTCTGGCGGCGGAGGTTCCGGGATATTCTTCACATGCAGTGCGCCGTCAACCTCACTGACCAGCGTGCGCTCGGTCAGCATCAGGCTGATGCTGATATCAAAGCTGCTGTCATTGTTGATGTCTGCATAAAACGTGAAGCCCTTTTTCTGGCCTTCGTCGGTGGTCATGATGTCGGGCTGATTTTTCCGCAGCCACGCCAGCACCGGCACGATGAGCAGGTCAAAATCACCGGTAAAGTCGGTCACAATGACATTGAGCGTGTAACGCTTTTCGAATGACAGCGACGTCGCCAGTGTGGAGGCAATACTCCCGTTATCCACGAATATCCGCAGCATCTCGGGGCTGGTTTTCAGTACCGTGACGGCATCAGTCAGTGCCCTGCGCAGGCTGTCGGGTTTGAGCATCGTTTTCGTCCTGACAGTGTTTAATCATTTTTACCTGGCTGGCACAGCGTGCCAGCGCGTTCTCAAGCTGCCGGATATCGGCACTTAAATCGCCGTTCGTCTCCGGGTCACTGCCCGGCATCGGGCAAAGACTCACTTTCGGGCAGGCGTTGGCGACAATCACTGGCGTCAGTGCAGGCGGGGCGCTGGTGCAACCGGCGCACAGCATCAGGCAGGTCAGCGCCGTACCAGCGGCGAAAATCTTCGTTTTCATTGAGTAACCTCGTGATGGTTTTCTCGCGCTGTGCTTCACGCTTCGCGGCGTTTTCCAGTTCCTGACGCAGTGCCACCTGCGCCAGCTCGTTTTTGTCTGCCCTGGTGAGGGCAACATGAAGCTGATTTTTCAGCACGGTGATGGTCGTCTGCTGCCCGCTGGCGACGTTGTTCGCCCTGTCCAGCGAGGCGCGCAGGCTGGCATTTTTGTGTTTCACCAGAAACAGACCGGCCACCGCCAGTGATAACAACACAACCAGCACAATCATCAGCTTTGACATGGTTCCCGCCCCTCAAAACGCTGACGGCAGGCCGTACGTATCAGCCGGAAGAACACCGACGCCACGAGGTAAATCAGCGCAGTAAAAATCCACCCGGCAGCGACCAGCGAGATAAACGTCGCCACCATCACCACCAGAGCCACCGCCCGTCTGCGCCACGGCACCGGCTGCAAAAACAGCGACGTGACAATCTTCACGGCCAGCGATTCCGGCGGCAGCTCCCGCCCGTAGCGTTCCAGCACATACTCTGTGGCATACACGCCGACACCACCGGCAACCACACAGATAACCGTCGCCAGAATCGCCCAGGCGGCGACAAAACTGACGGCCACGCTCTGCGGGTAAATCAGGGACAGTGCCAGCATCAGCGCCAGCGACACGTTCAGCATCAGTGAAAGGGATAATTTCTTCATGGTGTTTACTCCGTTTAAGCCGGTACGCCGCCAGCGGTACGCCAGACGGTGACCAGTTTTTCCAGTGAATGCTCACGCTGACCGTAACCGGCACCCGGCAGGGACGCCCAGATATTGCGACAGCGTGAAATGGCGCGCTCAATGCGTCCCGCCCGGATGTCATCCAGTGCACCGCGTTCGCGGATCAACTGAATGGCGAGTCTGTCCTGCGACAACGGACTGAAATCCGGCAGGGCAAGCTGTTTGCGGTAGTGCGGCCAGAACAGGTAAAGCTGCTGATAGCGACCGGAGGCCGTGGATTTTTCACCGCGACGGTTAAACACCTTCGCCGGTCGGCCATGTGCGAACGGGTGGTCACTGTAGTCGGTGAAGATTTCCGGCTTCCCGTCCACTCCGGTGACTATCACGTCATAGCCCCGGTTTTTCGTCAGCGGATGATTCGCCGTCCCTTCGGACACGGCCAGCATGTCGAGAAAGGCAGCGATATTCTGATGCGTGTTAATTACCGGCATTACGGTTTCCCCCTGCACTTAAAGCGGCGCTGAATGGCAATCTCAATCACCTGATAACCAGCGATACCCAGCATGGAGCCGATGCCGCACACCGCAGGCAGTGACAGGTCAGGAAACTGCACCAGAACAACACCGGCAACCATCGAGACAAAACCACCGAGCAACATGCGCCCGATAAACAGACGCGGGGTGATGGGTTCACCACCGGCAAGCACCTTGCCGACAACAATCAGCACCCCAATCATGAAAAGCGACAGGACGCTTTTTTCTTCTGCTGTCATGCGTTACTCCCACAGATTGACAGTTTCAGCCACGGGCGCGGTCTGAACGTCGGGCAGTTCGACGGCGGTGCCGTGTGGCAGCACCGCACCCAGTTCAGCCAGTCCCGGATTTGCGGCGAGCACGGTCTCAACCACGCCCTCAGTGCGCCCGTAATACCGGACACAAATGGCGTCGAGCGTGTCGCCCTGTAGCGCAAAGGTCTTCATCAGATTTGACTCACGATGCAGCGCGGCTTGTCCTGGATACGCGCCACCGCCCAGCGCATATCCCGCCACAGTTCATCAATGGTGCTGTCAATGCTGTCAGCCTTCTTGTCGCCTTTCGCACTGGCATCCACGCCGCGATAACGCTCATAAAGCGACGCGGTCGCCATCGCACACACGGCGCGCTCGTAGTAAAAAACTTTGATGCTTTCACCGTCGATGTCGTCCGCCGGGACGTCCGCCAGACGCGTAAAACCGGCGGCAATTTTCTGTTCGCGGTACTCGTACAGCTCCGCATTCGTCTCCGCCATACCTGACTTGATGGCCTCACGCAGACGGGCGGGGGCGACGGTCTGCTCAAGGCGCATACGTTCCCGGACGCGCTTCGGGTCGATATCGGGAAAAAAGAACGTGTTTTTAATCACCGGCTCGTCGCCTGCCGGTTGCGGGATGACCACCGTACCCTCACCGGACACGGGAGCCTCCTTTCGCGGAATAATCAGCGTCATCATGACCACCTCTGAAAAGTCGGGCGGTGGACGCCGGTGCAGTGTCAGGTGATTCACCCTCACTGACCGGCGTGCCGCCCTGGCGCGGGGCGCATTCGGTTGTTAACTGGCTTTCTTTTTCGGGCGTCCACGTTTTGCCGGTGTCACGCTCCGGGTCTTACGCGGGGCGCGGGTGGCCGCTTTGGGCTGCGGCTCCGGCTTCGGTTTCAGCTCCCGCTCCAGTCGTTCAATCTCTTTTTTGACGCCTGCCTGACAGTCGAGCTGTGTCGCACGTTGCAGGTGTGCCAGCGCCCCTGCGGCATCACCAGCGTCACGCAGAAACAGACCGGTGATTTTGTGCAGCTTTGCGCGCACTTCATCAGGCATGTCAGCCGTGGCGGTCAGTTCGAGGGTGTCCGTCAGCAGGCGGGGATCCACAGACTCACCGGCAGCGTGAGCGCGCATGGCCGCAAGCGCCACCTCCTCGGTGAACATGTACGGCGGGGTGCGGCGGTGTTTACCCGGCATGGTCAGACCGTACTTCAGGGCATAACGGGCAATCTCCAGCGCACCGGCAATATCGCCGGTATCCAGACGCCACAGCATGACTGTCATCAGAATGTCATCCTGTGCACCTTTGCCCTGCTCCAGCACGCCGTTCACCCACGGCAACCAGAACGGCAGCAGTTCGCGCTTTTTCGCGGCCTTCAGCTCTTTTGAATAAATCGCTTTCAGTGTGCGCTGGTCTGCGGCGAGCTTAACCAGCATCTGCTCATAGACAGTTGCATGTCGCAGCGGGGCGGCCTCCCGCTGCGCGGTTATCGCTGCCGAGACCCGCATCATGTGGCGTTGTGCGGGACTCGTCATCGGTTACGCTCCCGGCTCTGCGGTCGCCTTAGCCGGTGTGGAGAAATCACCGACCTTGATTTTTTCCACCAGACAACCGGCGGCGTAGTCTTCCACCACGTAATCAATGTTCATTGACTCGTAGTTCTCCACGCGGTCGAGTTTCGGGTTTTCCACAATCACGCGGCGATGGCTGTCATCCATGTAGTAGATGGACAGGTTTTCCAGCTTCGTGATGAGCATCGCATCCGCCGGGAAGTACGGGACGCGTACCGCTGGCAGGTTGCCGATGCGTTTCTGGCTGATGATGACGTCAGCGGCCAGCATTTCGCTGTTGTCCTGCTCCTTGTTGACGATGGGGAAATATTTGTCCGCCAGCAGCTGACGCCCCACAATCACCACAAGGTCAGGGTCTTCCTGATACCACGGCTCAATCAGGTTGTTGGTCGCATCCATCACCAGTGCATCGAGGCTGGCATAATCACCGCCCTTACCCACGCGGATGACCTCAGAGGTGGTGTGCCCTTCCTCGTCAGTGACCTTGCTCATCACGCGCGCCGGTGCTTCATTGCGGTATTTCTGCAGCCAGCCGACCGCCACATCCTGCAGCATCGGATTGCTGCTGCGGTCAGAGGTTTCGGCACGCTTCACGCCGTTAAAACCGGCCATGATTAAATCAAGGGACTGGCGTTTGATAATGGCGTTACGGACACGGAGCTGGAAATCCTGATAACGCGCCCACAGGTCAAGCGTTTTGTAGCGGATATAAAAATCGAAGTTAATCTGGTCGCATTCGTACTTACTGGACGCCAGCTTCGAGAAGTCCTTCGGCTGACGCTCGGTGCCACCGGCGGTGTCGGTGGTGCTGGCGATGGAGCCGGTGACACCGATGCCAATTTTTTCCCCTTTCATTTCGCTGACCGGCACAATATTGATGCGGGTCAGAAAGTCAGAGGACTCCTGCATGGTGTTCATCAGGGTCTGGGTGACCGACGGTTCAACGGTGAATTTTTTCGACACATCACCGGCGTCGATGCCGTTCAGTTCGGCAACACGGGACAGGTAGGCATTAAATTTAAAGCGGGTTTCCTGGCGCATAGTTTTTCCTGAAATTAAGGGTTAATCGTGAAGATTTTCCCGGACTGACTGACGCTGGTCAGCAGTTCGTCATCAGGGCGTCACCGCCACCGCCGGTGGCCTTGCTGCGGCGCTGCTGGGTCAGACTTTCGGTGTGGTCGAGACTGTTTTTCAGGCGGGTGAATGCCTGGCTGGTTTCATCCGCCCTGTCAGTCACCTCCTGCTTAAGTGCGGAAAAGGCGGTTTCCATCTCAGCGAGGCGCTGCTCAGTGGCGCTCAGTTTTTCCTGCACATGTTCAGCAACAGCGGTCACCGCTTCATGCACGTCATTCAGACGGGCGTCATCGCTGGCCTGTTTGCGGCCAAAAATGGATTTCACCTTTTCGGTCAGGGCGGTGAACACGGTTTCAGGCAGGTCTTCAAATTCCAGCTCAACGGGCGTTGCCACTGAAATCAGGTTTTCAGGGCTTAATTTGAAGCGGTTCAGGGGGTTGTGTTTTGCCGTGCGGCAGAATTCCAGGTATTCCGTGCCGAGGCTTGCCGGGTCATCGGTGACGGCCAGCCCCACCAGATAACATTTGCCGGTGTTGGCAAAGTTCGGCTGAATTTCCATTGAGGTGTAGACCTTCTGCGCGGCCTTGTTCATCGCGATAAGGTCATCGGTCGGGGTGATTTTCGCAAACAGCGCCCATTTGCCTTTCAGCGCCGAATCATCGTCAATCTTTTCGGCCTTCAGTTCGACCACATCGCCATAACGTTTAAAGATGCCGTCAGGCAGGATGCCGCGCAGATGTTCCAGGTTAATGCGGCAACCATAGACACGCGGGTCAAAGGTTTCGGCCATTTCCTGAATATCCTGCGCACTGATGACACGCCCGTCACAGGTGTCACCCTCAACGCCGATACGAAAGAATTTTGAGACTTTTTTTGCCATTGTCAGGAGTCCTGAATAGTGATTAGAGGAGTCACATGTCGGCATCAGTTTCCCGACGATGCGCATCCTCCGCCATCAGTCCCGGATGGCTTATCACTGACACAACAGCACCTTAGCGAATCGCGGGGCGCGACTCAGTAGCCTTGCCGTGTATTCATCACGGCGAGGTATTCATGACCATCACCACAGACACCACTCTTTTACACGACCCGCGTCGTCAGGCGGCGCTGCTGTACTGGCAGGGGTTTTCCGTGCCGCAGATTGCCGCCATGTTGCAGATGAAACGCCCGACGGTGCAGAGCTGGAAACAGCGCGACGGCTGGGACAGCGTTGCCCCCATCAGCCGTGTCGAAATGAGTCTGGAAGCGCGACTGACCCAGCTCATCATCAAACCGCAGAAAACCGGCGGTGACTTCAAGGAAATTGACCTGCTCGGACGCCAGATTGAACGACTGGCACGGGTCAACCGCTACAGTCAGACCGGCAACGAGGCAGACCTTAATCCGAACGTCGCTAACCGCAACAAAGGCGGGCGTCGCAAACCGAAAAAGAATTTTTTCAGTGACGAGGCCATCGAAAAGCTGGAGCAGATTTTCTTTAAGCAGTCTTTCGACTATCAGCTGCACTGGTATCGCGCCGGGCTTGAGCACCGCATCCGCGATATTCTGAAATCCCGCCAGATTGGCGCAACGTTTTATTTTTCCCGCGAGGCGCTGCTGCGCGCCCTGAAAACCGGTCATAACCAGATTTTTCTGTCGGCCAGTAAAACGCAGGCGTATGTGTTCCGCGAATACATCATCGCCTTTGCCCGTCTGGTTGACGTTGACCTGACCGGTGACCCGATTGTCCTGGGCAATAACGGCGCAAAACTGATTTTTCTCGGCACCAACTCCAACACCGCACAGAGCCATAACGGCGACCTGTACGTCGATGAGATTTTCTGGATCCCGAATTTTCAGGTACTGCGTAAGGTGGCATCAGGTATGGCCTCACAGAGTCACCTGCGTTCGACCTATTTCTCCACCCCATCCACGCTGGCGCACGACGCCTACCCGTTCTGGTCGGGTGAACTGTTCAACCGGGGACGCGCCAGCGCCGCCGAACGTGTGGAAATCGACGTCAGTCATAACGCCCTTGCCGGTGGGCTTCTCTGTGCGGACGGCCAGTGGCGGCAGATTGTCACCATTGAGGACGCCCTGAAAGGTGGCTGCACGCTGTTCGACATTGAGCAGCTTAAACGCGAAAACAGCGCCGACGATTTTAAAAACCTGTTCATGTGTGAATTTGTTGACGACAAGGCGTCGGTGTTCCCGTTCGAGGAGCTGCAACGCTGCATGGTCGATACGCTGGAAGAATGGGAAGACTATGCGCCGTTTGCCGCCAATCCGTTCGGCTCCCGCCCTGTATGGATTGGTTACGACCCGTCACACCGTGGCGACAGCGCCGGATGCGTGGTGCTGGCACCGCCGGTGGTGGCCGGTGGCAAATTCAGAATACTTGAGCGTCACCAGTGGAAAGGCATGGACTTTGCCACCCAGGCTGAATCCATCCGCAAACTCACCGAAAAATACAACGTCGAATACATCGGAATTGATGCCACCGGCCTCGGTGTCGGCGTGTTCCAGCTCGTGCGCTCGTTCTATCCCGCCGCGCGTGATATCCGCTACACGCCGGAAATGAAAACCGCAATGGTGCTCAAGGCAAAAGACGTTATCCGCCGTGGCTGTCTGGAATACGACGTCAGCGCCACCGACATCACCAGCTCGTTTATGGCTATCCGCAAGACCATGACCAGCAGCGGACGCAGCGCCACCTATGAGGCCAGCCGCAGCGAGGAAGCCAGCCACGCCGACCTCGCCTGGGCGACCATGCACGCCCTGTTAAATGAGCCACTCACCGCCGGTATCAGCACCCCGCTGACATCCACCATTCTGGAGTTTTACTGATGAGCAAGAAAAAAGGGAAAACACAGCAACCTGCGGCAAAAAAAATGACCGCCAGCGCCCCGAAAATGGAAGCATTCACCTTTGGTGAGCCGGTGCCGGTACTCGACCGCCGTGACATTCTGGATTACGTCGAGTGCATCAGTAACGGCAGATGGTATGAACCACCGGTCAGCTTTACTGGTCTGGCAAAAAGCCTGCGTGCTGCCGTGCATCACAGCTCACCGATTTACGTCAAACGTAATATTCTGGCCTCGACATTTATCCCGCATCCGTGGCTGTCCCAGCAGGATTTCAGCCGCTTTGTGCTGGATTTTCTGGTGTTCGGTAATGCGTTTCTGGAAAAGCGTTACAGCACCACCGGTAAGGTCATCAGACTGGAAACCTCACCGGCAAAATATACCCGCCGTGGCGTGGAGGAGGATGTTTACTGGTGGGTGCCGTCCTTCAACGAACCGACAGCCTTCGCGCCCGGTTCCGTGTTTCACCTGCTGGAGCCGGATATTAATCAGGAGCTGTACGGCCTGCCGGAATATCTCAGCGCCCTTAACTCTGCCTGGCTGAATGAATCAGCCACGCTGTTCCGCCGCAAGTATTACGAAAACGGTGCTCATGCCGGATACATCATGTACGTCACCGATGCCGTGCAGGATCGCAACGATATCGAAATGCTCCGCGAAAACATGGTGAAGTCGAAAGGCCGCAACAACTTTAAAAATCTGTTTCTCTATGCCCCACAGGGGAAAGCCGACGGCATCAAAATTATCCCGCTCAGTGAAGTGGCAACGAAGGACGATTTTTTTAATATCAAAAAAGCCAGCGCCGCTGACCTGCTGGACGCGCACCGCATCCCCTTTCAGTTGATGGGCGGCAAGCCGGAGAACGTCGGGTCGCTGGGTGATATTGAGAAAGTGGCAAAGGTCTTTGTCCGCAATGAGCTTATCCCGCTACAGGACAGGATCCGCGAGATAAACGGCTGGCTCGGTCAGGAGGTCATCCGCTTTAAAAACTACTCACTGGACACTGACAACGGCTGAATATCGCCGCCTGCGGGCGGCTTTTTTACAACCCGCCATCACGCCCTCACACGCTCACCACCGCACAAAATAGCCCGCAGACACACCAACGCCCCGGCTAACAATCTAAACGCCATCACGACGCGCTCAGACGCTGAAAAAATAAAATCAGCACCACCGCCAGCGCGCAGTGCTTTCCCCGCCTCGCCCGCCCGCTTCATGGGGCGGTTTTAATGCAGTTGCATAGATACTATGGATCCGCACCAGTCCTGACCGCACGCAGCCTGAACGGACATCCCCGACGCATGCAAAAACATTCACTTGTTGCATGCAACGGCTTATTTAATGACAAATCAACTTAAATTTACAAAATCCACAGGTATGGATACTTTGCGAACATGATAGGCTTACGAGAATTATCGAGCCTATTTTTGACCGGAGCAATGTATGCAAGGTAAAGTTGACGAACAGCAATCCAATGATATTGAAGCTGAGTTTGGATACTATCCAGTAGAAGTTAACGTTGAAACTGATGATTTTTCTTTACTTACTTTACCCGGTCTAGCGGAAAAAACAAATCTTATAAACAATCACAGAAATGTTATTAACGGTTGGATATACCCAGGAAACCAAGAAGTATATAACCTCAATGGAGGCATATCCACAATGCCTTTTAGCCAACGAGTATTTGGCTTACCCAAAACACACTCACTAAAATTAAAAAATACATCTTCACTAGAAACTCTCAATTTTGCTGTGTGGTGTCTGTCTTTTTTCAAAGGGATAAGATTAACAACTACTGATGCCGGTTTTTTAGACGCAACCCCAATAAAACCCAGCAAATTAACTGACTTTATTCTGGTCAAGTGCTCTGAAAAAGAGGTTATAGAATTAGCACTCAAATACATGTCTAGCGAGACAAAAACCAAACACGCACCAATAAATATAGCAGCAATAGTGCATGCACTATTTTTATCCCAAAACCCACAATACCTTAGCTTCGAAAAATTCCAGTATCTTTATATGGCACTGGATAGTTGCTTTGCTTTAACATGGGCAGAAAAGAACAAGTGTACAGAAAAGACTCTAAATCACTCCAGGCGCTTGAAGTGGATCTGCAAAACTTATGGAATACCACGACCATCATGGGTTACAGGCAAAAAAAACATTACAAACATCCGCAATGAAAACTTTCATGAAGCTATGTTTCATGGTCAACCACTTGGCTTTACCACTATTAACAATTATCAATATGGAGATGACATATTACAACAAATGCAGGCTTTAATTTGCCGATTACTCGTTGCGATTCTTGGTGTTAACGCCCCCGATTACATCACATCGAACGTGAACTCTCGTGAATATCATTCACTAACATTAAAAATATAAAACGACTAAAAATACTCTCCAGTAACAATAAGTACTGGAGATGTATTATCACTAAAACCAATAAAAAATCACAACTAATGCTTTACTTAGATAGTTTGTCTTTAATTATATTCAGAACACCAATTATTAATTCACTGATTGGCGTGGCCAACTCAATAGTATTAGATGTCGACTTTGTTCTAAAGTCTTTATCTGTCGGGTGTTGAAATGCTGATTTAAGAAGAGTCAAAAGCAAAGTTAAACCCACACCAAGGATGAATGCAACAATAGCTATTAGAGAACTGGCCGATAACCAATCGGTGGATAAACCAGAAATAGATTTTCTAACTTTATTAGTGTCTGAAGATGGTGTTATCCTCTCATCAGCCATCTTCGGATCCGAAGATAAAGCAGAACATTTTTCTGCTGAAACACAAGTTTGTGTATCTACTTTTTGTGTTATCGCTGCGGCAATACTGCTTTTCGCTTCCAGCAAGCCATTTCCAACAGCCAAAGCAAAGTTAAGCCCCTGCCATAGAAATGTACAAGCAAAACAAAGCACAACGGCAGAGAGCACTAATCGCATACTTCTACGCTCTATACCATCCCGTCTATCTCGCCTTATAAGGATATCAGGATCTGAATCGCCCTTAGGAGTGGTTCCTTGCTCTGGGGACTGTCCAGATAAATCAATATCAGCCATAAAAAAATCACCCTTACATGTACAAACGTAAAGGTGATTTTAAACAGGTTAAAAGTTAAAGGCTAATTAATAAGCCATTCCTAAGCTCTTTAAGCGCCAATGCATAGCGGCTTCTGATACATTAAAGATGCTTGCTAATCTCAAAGTGCTATCAATACCTTCTCTGGATACCAATTGACGTATAGCAGACTCAGGCATTAACAACTCAGCAGCAAACTTGTTTGCTTCAACCTCACGGTAATCACGAGCACCTGTTGAATAATTCCCGACATTATCCCGATGGTACTCTCCGTCCTGGGTATGCCCCAGCACATGATGACCTAACTCGTGTGCAACAGTAAAACGTTGACGATTAGAATGTTCACTAGAATCAAAATAAATCCTATGGACACCCTTTTTGATGACAGCCAGACCGCTTAACCCATCGTTGTTATAAGCCGATTCCTCAAGTGCTTCAACACGAGCACCCCACGCTTTAGCAAGCTTAAACGGATCGACAGGTAGTCGGCGATCCCAATAGCGGTCAAGCAGTTTTTTAGCTGCATAGCTCATGGTTGCCTCCTACGTTAAAAAAGTTAAGTATGCACAGCCATATCACAGTTGTTATTTTATGTCAAGGCTGTTTTTCAGCCATTACTATAACACTAATCCACGTTTTCCCATAACATTTTCGACATCATATATGCATTCCGTTCTGCATATAGAGCTTATCTTTGCTGATAACACGAGATGAATACGCGCAACCAGTCCACGATTTATAAAAAACCTTATAAATCAGAATATTGAGTTAAAAAAACACTAACTACTTGCGCAGCGCGTTGTTAAACCTCAGCGACACTAAAAGAAAATTTCAGAGTCACCGAAGTTTCCACAGAAAACGCAACTTAATGATTTTATTGGAATTTATGTCGCTATTTTTAATTACTTGTTTAAATCCGCCATATTGAAACTGTGCATTTCTAGCCACTCACAACTTTAAAAAATTTACATTGCTTTCAAGACCTTATCATCCGTAGTCTCTGCTTTTTACTTTGAGCTATATCAAAAAAAGCTCAAACATCCTTGATGCAAAACCAGTATTACACAACATAAAATGCAACCAGAAACAACGACATACTATATGTTGTGTTGTTCAGGTCCTCTGTTCGGTGATATGCCAGATCACTTTGCGTTTAAACAGAGCATTATTTCAGGGCAAGACTTCGCTCAATAGTCACTCCGCCTTAGAAGCGCATATATCGGCGGAAATTGCCCTCTGCTTACAGGAGGCGATATGAAGAAGTGCTATTACTGCATTCTCGTTCTGGCCCTCTTTGGCTATCCATATGGTAGTCCGAGTGGTTTGTCAGTAAACGTCAGTAATATCCATGTAAGTATTTTTCTTTAGTATGCTTCAAACAAAAAAACCACCTGCCAGGGTGGTTTTTTTGCGCCCGTCATCAATCCGATGAAAGACTAGCAAGACTTCGCTCGAGATGAATTATGCTTCGACATAAAGTCACTCGCAATGGTTTTATTAACCGAAATAGATGCTCTTTTATGACTCGAATCAAATAGCTGCCTTCAATTACATGCTAACGATTCAATACAATTTAGCCTTCTGATTCAACACGCTATTGCTCCTCATCTACCTTAGAGGTGCTTCGCATAATCCATTCAAAGACATATAAAATCACGCTGTATTTTTACTCAAATGGGTAACAAAAATCCCGGCCAATCATCAGCGACCTGATAAGTGAAAGGTTTCCCGTCATAATTTACGGTCGCGCCACGCGCCAGCGCCTCAAGCTCCCATCGTTGCGGCCTGATACCGTTCTGAGCGAGATCAACGCGGATACGGGTAATTTGCAATCGTTCCGACCGGGTCAGTCTGGCCGATGGTGCAATTTCATGCGGTTTTAACGGGCTTCCGTTTCTTTGCTGACGGTTTGGCGTTCTCCGGTCGTGTTTTAATGCGCCCCTGAGCGCCCTCACGACCTCCGGGTCATTCCATTCGATAACATCGTCATCAACCAGATTAAGCACTGCTGCGGCGTGCTCAGAAGGTGTGGGAGCCGGTAACGAAGTATCACCACCGGTGAGCTTTCCACAGTTATTGACAGGACTCCGAGGCGCGGCGATGCCGCTTTTTAAAGTCAAAGGCTCAACGACCGGAACTTTCGGCACAATGCGCCAGTCCGTCGTTCTGGTGATATGAATATGACGCGCGCCGAGATGCGGCGCGTAAATGCCGACCACCCTCTCGACCTCTTCCTCGTACTCGTTAACGTCATCCGACGGGCTACGGGCGACCCTGACAGTCTGACAATCGCGCGGGACATTTGCCCCACCCTGCGCGCTGATATACAACGCAAAATCACCACTGTCTGCGGCGGCGCGTGCAGCCTCGACGCGCTCGTCAAACTCATCAGCAATGCTGACGCCGCGCGGCAATTTGCGTAGTTCACGGTAAGCCCCCATTGTCGGCAGACCAACCGTTTTAAATTGCGGGATGCGCCACGTTGACGCCCATGCGGTAACAGCCGCAGCAGTGTCTTTCAGCGGCCTGCCGGTATCGTTATCGAGCTGACCATCCAGTGCATAGCCGTCGATGTTTTTTGAGATGTATTTCGCGATATACCCCGCAGCACCGCCCCGGTTAAGGTGTTTTGCCTGAAAACGGTTTCGCGCGGCTCCTCTTTCGTCGCCATCCTCTTTGAGCGCATAGCGACGCATGATTTCGATAATCTGGTTACGCTGGCGCGGATTACAAAAAAGCATCATATGCCAGTGCGGCGTTCCGTCGTGGTGTGGCTCGACGACACGCAAACCGTAGACCTGTAAATCATTATCCTTGAATGCCGTGCGCATCAGGCTCCAGATACGGCAGAGATAACGCTGCGCATCCTTTGGATTAAATGCCTCATCGTTCCAGCCGTGATTTAGCTGGACGGTTTTACTTTCGCCTTTTCTGACCTGACGTGTCGGGTGATACTTTGACGGCGCGGTCAGCGTGATAAACATCCCCACATCACCCTCTGCTGCGGCGTAACGCTCAATACCGGCAATGGTGTTCATCAGCTCCATCCGGCGAATTTCAGGATTAGAAATACTGCCCATCACCTTACTGATAAGGTCGATGCGCTCGCCGGTTTCCCTGTTTTCGAGATCACACGATTTAAGAAATTCCAGATTTGCCTGGCGGCGTGCACGCACATCACGAATGGCATGTTTACTGGCATAAGGAGAACGGTCTTTATTGACCTCCCCGACAGCAATCAGTAACGCCTCATGCCAGCGCATACGCTGGCCTTTAAGCTGATGGGTCCACCACTCATCGTTAAACAGACGGGCAATGGCAGAATATGCCTGCCTCGTGGTCATCTGCCCTTTACGGTATTTTTTCCAGTAGAGAGGGGAAATATTGAAAGCACGTGCAGCACCAGCAACATGACCATAGAGGTGAGCCTGCGCCTCATCCGTAAACAGCGATTCTTTTTCGCCATGCGCATCCACCCAGGCATCGCAGAGTTCCTCATACATCATGAAAAGCTGCGATGAGATACGGGCGGCAAACTTTTTCAGCTCCTTGTCATTCATCCCCGGCAGACGCGCATAATGGCCACGCTCTGCCAGAAACAGCAACGACGCGTCGGTGTTCATTTCATGGCGCTGATTCACACGCTCAATGCGCGGCCATAAACGACGCTGAAAAGTGGATGTGAGAAAATAAAACCCGTGCACCGGGCTTTTATTGCGCCGGATGTAGTCATAGCGTGAAGTAAACAGCGAGCGCAAAAAGTAAGGCAGGCGGTTAATCGTGGATAAAACCCCTTGCACCTGACGCATCTCGTCACGTGTAAGGGGTCTTTCGCGCCCGACAGCCTCGCGTGGCGCGTTCCATGCATAAGCACCGGTAAACGCCTTACCGGTGCCTGCGGCAAATGCTGACGGAGGGACAAAACGCCCGGAGGCTTTAACGGCCATATGAGCCAAAAGCCTCTGAACAACGCTTGCTGAGTTGCTCAACCTGCACGTTTAAATCAGCAAAAGACTTTGCGCTTCCGGTCAGAATATCGTGATGCATCAGGCCGGAAACGAGCTGGCTTAATTTCGGGTAATAACCAACCACCGACAGCCATTCCTGACCGGCGTTTTTACCGCTTTCCGCTCTCTTTTTCTCGTGGAGAATAAACTGAAAGCTGTCACTGGTAACGACATAACGTTCGCCAATTTCAATACGAATACTCATGCCGTTCTCCGGTAATGTTTGTTTTTTGCTTCAAAGACTGACTGACAGGAAACACAACGCGTGGCTGACGGATAAGCCGCACGACGGGCAGCAGGTATTGGCGCGTCACACTCTTCGCAAACCAGCGCAGAAGCACCGCAATGTTTTACCCTTGCCGCGTTAATCTGGCGCTCCAGTAATTCAGTCTGTTGTTCCTGAATAAAATCTACGTTGTCCGGCATTATCAGCTCCTTTTATCGTTAAGTTTCCTGGATACATCAGCGCAATAACTGGCAAGTTCTGTCGTTAATTTTGTCAGTTCATCCACGGAGGAAATTTGCTTGTGGAATACAGCGCGTTTAACAAGTAAATTGACCACATCAGACAGGAGGTTTAATTCATTCTGATAAATCGCGATAACAGATTCAGTGATGTCGCGTTTTTCTTTATCAAGACAAAGTTGAATAAGAGACAAATCGCCATTTTTCATAACGGCGATTTTTAAGGCGTTATTCAGTAATACAACTGAATGAGAACAGGACATCAAAGCACCTCCCCGCGAGACAATCCGATATTGTGAAATTTTTCCGACTCCTGACTGAGCAGCTCGACTATCTCCACGCGGGATAACTCCGCCTTTGTGATATGGCGAATCATGGCGTCAAGATGAGAAGAAAAGCGCGTCGCAGCGTCGGCCTGTGCTTCGGTTCTGGCCTGTTGCAGCAGTAATGCGTATTTACCGCACTGATTTTCAGAAACTGTATGCATGACTTTCTCCAGGCAAAAAGAAGCCCCGCACGATTAAGTGCGTTAAAAACTCTGGTTAATTATTTAATGCAAATATTGCTCTGGTTTTACCGACGTCAGAATTGTCGGTGCATACTCAAACAGACTGAATAGTTCACGTAATGCACGGAATAAAGCATCACGCCAGTAACATGATTCTTCATTAATTCGCCAGTATGGCTGGTTGAATTCTTTTTCAGTCAATCCGGCATGCATAAATAAAGTACGACGCTGACTGACTGTTAAAAAACTAATATATGCATACTCACTTGCGCCAACCTGACGGCGTTTTGAGAATGCCCCACGCAATTCATCAATTGCACAAACCAGCCGTTCACGTTCGACGTCGTTCATTTCTTCAAAACGCATCGTTGCGTGACGTTGTTTTAACTGCGCATGAAAGCAAACTGTTAGCCGTTCGCGCTCCATCATCTGATTATAATAATCACATGTATCCTGCCAACGAGGGACGGCAAGATGCTTACCAATTATCCGGCGCATAGCTGCTGGCTGTTTTTCGACGAGATTGAGCGTCATCACTGTCATTTCCAGACCCTCCGGCTTTTCAGAAAGGTCAGAGCCTTTTTTAACGGACTCTGTTTTTTGGTGCGGATAATGATTCCCTTGCGACCCTTCCCGTGGGTGATGGTGAAGTCAATCGCCCTGGGGCTTTCGTTACGCAATAACTGAGCAATACAACGCGGCTCATTCATAATCACAACCCCATCCACAAAAGCCATGCATCACGCTGTTCAACCGGTCGGTTATAAAACGCCTCACGTACAGCGCGATTAAACTCAGGAATGAAAACCCATTTTTCACCGGCACGAGCCTTCGGTTTGCAAGGATCACGCAATTCAATAATTGGTAATTTATTTGCCTTCACCATTTCACTGACGGCTGTCTTTGGCTTCCCTAATAAATCAGCAAATTTATCCACATGAACCGCATCAAGCGGATACTGAATCACATAATTTTCAGCGTCCATATATGGTACCCTCATAGGATCCAGCCCTTTCTAAACCACTCAAAACCGTTTAGACGCTGGTTTATTCTCAAATCAATGGAACCTATATAGGTTCCAGTTTTGAGGGAATTTAGTCCCTATATAGGCACCATGTCAAATGAAATTAAGCGAAAAGATTAAGGCCTTGCGTGAGGCTGAAGGGCTAAGCCAATCAAAATTCTGTGAAATCATAGAGTTACCGCTAAGCACACTTAAAAAATATGAAGGAGGAAACTTTGAACCCGGTGGCACAGCTTTGCTAAAAATCACTATGCATCCCACATTCCAAAAATATGCTCTATGGCTTATGACAGATAAAACCGCGCCGGACGCAGGACAAATCGCACCGGCTCTCGCGCACATTGGGCCAGAGTCAACAGAGTCCAACCACTCCACGAAAAGGATTGGCTAACTCTATATAAAGATTACATTTTCACCATTTGCTACCAAGATGGTGAATACAGCGCCGGAGGGCTTTCTTATGGCAATTAAGAAGCTCGATGATGGTCGCTATGAAGTGGACATTAGACCTCGCGGTCGCGACGGAAAACGCATCCGCAGGAAATTCGAAAGAAAAGCTGAAGCACTAGCATTTGAGCGATACACAATCGCCAATGCCAGTCAGAAAGAATGGGGAGGCCAGCGAGCAGACCGCCGGACTTTGAGTGAGTTGCTGGACATCTGGTGGAAATATCACGGGCAAAACCACGAGCATGGAACAAAAGAGTTTAATCATCTACTCAAAACCATCAGCGGCATAGGTGATATACCAGTGAGCAGGATGAGCAAAAGGGCTTTGATGGATTATCGTTCCATGCGACTACGTGATGGTATCAGTGCCGCAACGATAAACCGTGACATGTACAGATTATCCGGCATGTTCACAAAATTAATTCAATTGGATGAATTTTCCGGGCAACACCCAATTCACGGACTGCCGCCACTGGCGGAGGCCAACCCTGAAATGACGTTCCTGGAAAAAGCAGAAATCGAAAAACTGTTAAATGTTTTGGCTGGTGATGACTTACTTGTCGCGCTTTTATGTCTGAGCACTGGAGGAAGATGGACGGAAGTTGCCACGCTAAAACCAGCACAGATTACAAATTGCAGGGTTACCTTCCTGAAAACCAAAAACGGTAAAAAGCGAACCGTGCCGATTTCTGAGGAACTGGAGAAAAAAGTTAAAGAGGAGGCCAGCGCCAAATTATTCAAAGTTGATTATGAGAAATTTTGCGGGATTTTACGCAGAGTGAAACCTGATATACCACCCAATCAGGCAACCCACATCCTGCGGCATACATTCGCAAGCCATTTCATGATGAACGGGGGCAATATAATCGCACTGCAACAGATTCTGGGACATGCGAGCATTCAGCAGACGATGGCCTATGCGCACCTTGCGCCTGACTATCTGCAAAATGCCGTCGCTCTGAATCCACTAAAAGGCGGAGTGACGTTATAA